CTGAAGATATGAATGATTATGCTTTACAGATGATGATTGAAAAATCAATAGATAAAGATGGTGCGAAACTATTTCAAGATGGAGATAAAGCTTCATTAAGAAGAGAGATTGAAGCTTCTGTTCTTGAAGAAATTCAGTTGGCTATGGTAAATGCTGGTGCTGATAAGGAGGTAAAAGAGGCTAAAGCCGATTTAAAAAGCTAACAAAGATTGGCAGTTTATATATGGTTTAGCTAAACAATTACATAAAACTGTAGCTGAGTTATGTGAAACTCTTACCATTGAAGAGATGATAGGTTGGGCTGCTTATGCAGAAATTGAAAATGAAGAATATGAAAAACAAAAAGAACAAGCACAAAGATCTAGTGCTTTACGAGGTAAAAAGAGGTAATATAGAAAAAATACAACACAACAGATAGAGGGTTTAAATCAAAGATTAAAAAATGCTGCAAAAGATCAAAATTTATTAGTTAGAAGTTTTGAAAATTTAAATAAAGTATTAGGAGATGCAAAAACAAGTTTTAACGTTGTTGCATCAGGCACTAATATGCAGAAAAAAGCTGCAAGAGAATTAGTAGTAGCAGAAAGAAATTTAAATAAAGAATATCAACAAAGAGAAAAACTTTTAGAAAGTATTAGACGTAATCAATCAGGTTTTGCTCAATTTAGTAGAGGTGCTTCACAAGTATCAAGTCCTACTGTCTTTGATACTGCTTCACAAAAATCTATAGATAGAAATAGAAGAAATCAAAATCGGATAGCTGGCAGAAGTTCTGTTCCTTTTGGACCTCAACCATTTATTGGTCCATTACCAATGCAAGGTCCGATGTTTGGTCCAATGCAAGGTCCGAATCCAATGATGACAGTAAATAATAATCCAAGAATTTTAAGAAATCTTGAAGCAAGTCGAATATCTAGAGAAGCATCTGGATTTGGTATTAGACCAGGAACTCAATATGACAGACCTATAGGACCTGCGTTTAGTGCTGTAATGAAATCACAGTTAAGGCATCAAAAGAAAATTGATAAAAATACAGGTAAAACAGCACAATTATTAAGTGCATCAAAAGGTATTGCTAGTTTTGGAGATTCAAATCAATATGCAAGTCCAATAGGCCCAATGCCTAAAAGGCAATCACGTTTTGATCAGTTAAGAGGACAATTTGCTCAAGGTGGTATGTTTGGAGCTACTAAAGGACAAAGAATTAAAGGTGCTGCCAGTAATGCTCTTATTGGTGGTGGTTTTCCTCTTTTATTTGGTCAAGGTGCTTTGGGAGCAGCAGGTGGTGGTATTGGTGGTGCTCTTGGTGGTGCTTTAGGTGGAGGGTTTGGTTTTGGTTTATCTATAGCTGGTACTGCAATAGCTCAACAAATACAACAAACTCTTGATTTTAGAAAATCTATTAGAGAATTAAATAAAGAAATGCAAAATATGGGTATTAGTTCAAATATAAGTGGATCACAAGTGAGACAACTAGGTAAGTCTTTGGGTATTACAAAAGAAGAAGCAGTTAAAGCATTACAAGAATTTAAACGATTTGGAAATGATGCAGTATTGATTGCCAAGAAGTTTGGTGGAGATTTTGGTAAATTTGATGCTTTTGCACAAGCAAATACAGTTCAATCTGCTTTATCAGCCATAAGAAAAATTAATAAAGATTTGACATTAGATGATGAGTTGAGATTTATAAATTCAGTAAGAAGAAAAGGTGTTGAAGCAACAATAAATCAAATGCTTGATGAAATGTTAGAAAAAGAAAAAAAATTAGAAACAGGAGGTTTTGGTCAAGGAGAAGGTAAAAATGCAGGTGCTAATCGAAAAAGATTAGGTCAATTACGACAAGAAAGTGCTGCAACAAAAGAATTAGTAAATGACAATACTAAACTTTCAGCAGAATTAACTAAAATTAGAGATAAATATGGAGAAATAGCTATTGCTAATGAATTAAGTTCATTTTCAATAGTTAAAGGATTAGAAGATGTAAATAGAGAAATAAGAAAATTAAATGATGCACAGTTTCAAATAGTTGAATTATCTAAAGCACTTGGTTCTGCGTTTTCAGAATCTTTTAAAGGAATAATAAAAGGAACAATGAGTGTTGGAGAAGCATTTAGAAATATGTTTATGCGTATTGCAGATCATTTTTTAGATATGGCTGCACAGATGATGGCTACACAATTACAGAAAGGGTTTCTTGGAATGTTCGGTAGTTTATTCAATCCGTTTGGTGCAGTAATGGGTGGAGCAGGTTATTTTGATCCTATTACAGGTTTAGGAACAGCAGGTCCAAACTTCGGACTAGCAGATGGTGGAACAGCTAGATCGGGAAGATCTTATATTGTTGGAGAACGTGGTCCTGAGATGTTTACCCCAGGAGTTACGGGTACAGTTACTCCAAACCATGAGTTAGGAGGTATGGGTGGTTCAACAAATATAGTAGTAAACGTAGATGCTTCTGGTTCTTCTGCTGAAGGTGATGAAGAACAAGGTAGACAACTTGGGCTTGCTATATCAGCAGCAGTACAATCTGAAATAATACAACAAAAAAGACCAGGAGGTTTACTTGCATAATGTCTACTTTTACTTTTAATGATGCTGACGTTGGAACAACAACGGGCGGCACTACTCCAAAATATAACTTAAGAAAAAACTCTTCTCCAAATACAAGAGTTGTACGTTTCGCTGATGGTTTTGAGCAAAGGATTCTTTTTGGATTAGCAAGTCATCAAAATCCAAAAGTTTATAATCTTACCTTTGATGTATCAGCAGCAGACGCAACTAAAATTGAAGATTTCTTTGATGCTAGAGCTTTAGACAATGTAAGTTTTAGTTTTACACCACCTGGAGAATCTACTTCATCTAAATTTGTATGTGAAGGTTATACTAAACAGATTCCATATGTAAATAGAGCAACGATACAAGCAACATTTAGGGAGGTGTTTGAAGCGTGACATCAAGTTATGAACAAGGTCGGCCTGTTAATTCAAATAATAAAATAAGTAAAGATTTACAAGAACCTAATCCATCTGCAATTATTGAACTTTTTCAAGTTGATTTAATTAGTGGTGTACATTATGTACCACCAGCGACTATAGATACAAGTTATTTTTTTCATAATGGAACAAGTAATAATAATTTTGGTTCAATAAAGTGGACTAAAGGTGATACAAGTAACACAGTTGTAGATTATGTTGCTTTACCTGTAAAAGTTGAAGGTTTTAAATTTGGTCGAGGGCAACTACCTAGACCGACATTAACTTTTTCTAACGCATTAACAACATTTACTAATATTTTAGGTGCTGTTAATTCAGCACAACCAGGTTCTTCTAGAACACCAGCAACGAATATGTCAAACGCATCTCATTTATCTATATTAATTAACAATGACCTTACAGGTGCAAAAGTTACTAGAAAACGAACATTAGAAAAGTTTTTACCAACTTCTAATTACAGTACAGTTCCTAGTTACAATGCTTTTGACTCTAGTTATCCTGAGTTTCCACAAGAAATATATTTTATTGATAGAAAAAGTGAAGAAAATAGAGAGGTGGTTCAATTTGAATTAGCTGCTAACTTTGATTTAGCAGGAGTTAAAGCTCCCCGTAGACTTGTAACTAGAGATCAATTCCCATCAGCAGGTATTTTTAAAGGATGAAACAGTGGCAACAAATAGCTATAAGAGATAGTAAAGTTGAAAGTCCAAAAGAAACCTGTGGTCTAGTAGTAAATATAAAAGGTAAAGAGGTATTTTTTTATTGTCCAAATATTTCTAAAGATGAAGATAATTTTATAATAAATCCTGATAATTATGCTGCTTGTGAAGAGCAAGGTCAAATAGTAGGCATATTTCATAGTCATCCAAGAGGATCTTCTGAACCATCTGATGCAGACAAGATTAGTTGTGAAGCTTCAAAACTTCCTTGGTATATTTATAGTCCTTTAGAAAATACTTGGTCAGAATTAAAACCAAGTGGATATAAACCTAAATTATATGGTAGACATTGGA